TAGAGAGGACAAACTAACTTTAGATCATTAGAACAACAGTTAGAAATTAAAGCAGTAGATACTGATCCGTATCAAGAACAGATTGACGAAATGCGCAATGCTGCACTACAAGATATTAGTTGGGATATTATCAATGAAGCAAATACACTTAAAGATCATCAAGAGTTTTTGCTTAAACTGCTCACAAATAAAGACAGTTTTATCCGTAAAAAGATTATAGATCAAAACTTAGCGTACTTAAACAACCGTTTAACTTATTACTTAGATAAGATGGGATTACCGCATAATGTTGTATTCCAAAACGATTTAAGTGTTGAAATTACACAGTTAGGACAAGACTTAGACTTTGATAATTTGTCACGTGGAGAACGTAATAGACTTATTTTAGGCATGTCTTGGGCATTCCGTGATGTATGGGAAAGTTTGTATCAAGGTATTAACTTGTTATTTGTAGACGAACTTATTGACAACGGTTTAGATGCTAATGGTATTGAAAGTGCGTTAACTGTACTAAAAGGTATGGCAAGAGAACGTCATAAAAACGTGTTCTTAATTAGTCATAAAGAAGAACTAATTGGTCGTGTTAACAATGTACTTAGAGTTGTAAAAGAGAATAGTTTTACGTCGTACGATACAGATTTAGAAATACGATAAATGTATGCCACTTTATTTTTAGAGTGGCATTCTCACGACTAATAAATAGTTATTATATGGAATAGTTATGTCACCAAATGAAGAATTACACGAAGAAATAATGAAAGCATTTGACGAATACTTTCGCGCAAACCAACGTTGGGTTACAAAGCAATCCGAAGCCAGTGGCACGCAAGTACGTAAATGTTTGCAAGAACTTAAACGAGTTAGTCTTAAACTAAGACAACTCTGTGATCAGCAACGCATTGTTGTTCAGGATTGGAGATATGCAAATTTTTCCCCTAAACAACCTAGCAGACGTGCAATTGCTATGATAGCAGAACGTAATCAAAAGGCGTTAGATGCTAACAAAGATCAGGATAATTAAAGTAAAGAGGACTTTATGCCAAGTAAAAGCAAAACAAAAGGAAACAGTTGGGAAAACACGGTATCAAAACATTTAAGCTCACTGTATAGTGCATCTTTCATTCGTGTTCCGGGAAGTGGTGCATACATTGGAGGTAAGAATGCAGTGCGCAAAGACTTCTTACACGAAGGACAAATTCGTTCTATGAAAGGTGATATTGTACCGCCATTAAATTGGAAACACTTTAATGCTGAATGTAAATCGTATGCTGATTTTCCATTTCATCAATTGTTTACTGCAGGTGAAATTAAGATTTTAGATACTTGGATTGAGCAAACTTTAGAAGTTGCTGATACAGATGACTTTAATATTATCATGATGAAGTTTAATCGCAAAGGCTCTTATATTGCGTTTGAACATAAGCATATCAAAAAATTCAAACTACAAAAAAGTGTAGACTATTACTCTAAAAAGAACGGTAAATGGGTATTTACTGATTACGATTCTTTTTGGAATGCAAACCACGAAGTTGTTAAAACGTTGTGTTTAGCAAAATGATCAGTTGACTTTCCTTTCCTAATGCTGTATAATCGTTTCTAACAAGGTGGAGAAGACGTGCAGATAAATATTTGTTTAAAACTAACAACTATTATCTAACACAAAACACTATGGAAGAACTTGTAATAATTTATACAGACGGCGCATGTGTTCCAAATCCAGGTAAAGGCGGATGGGGAGCTACTATGCAATACAGAGACGTCATTAAAGAATTCTCTGGCGCAGATCCACAAACAACAAACAATCGCATGGAAATGCAAGCTGCTATCGAAGCACTTTCGCGTTTAAAAAGACCGTGCAATGTTAGAATATATTCTGATTCAAAATATCTTGTTGACGGTTTTACTCAATGGTTTCCTAATTGGAAAAAGAATAAGAAAACCGGTTACTTAAATCAAGATTTATGGTTAAAATTAGAAATTGTTGCTGCTGCACACACTATAGATTGGCAATGGGTTAAAGCTCATTCAGGTATTCCTGGTAACGAACGTGCTAACGATTTAGCAGAAGCTGCTGCTCGTAAGTAATCACTTTTAATCCCTTGTTCAAAACATATTTGTAAATACTAGACAAAACACACAAAACACTTTTATATTTCACACTAACATAAGGTTGGCAGGCCGGATTGTAATACTGCTGGGTCAAGTTCTGGAAACGAGAACCGCTGCTCAAATCGTTGATTGTGCAACGACTTTTAAACACTACCCTCACGCGAGAGGATGCCAAAAGCAACGTCCATTGACGTCAATGCTTTGTTTAATCGGAATGGTGGACTAGCTGTATTTGAAACAGAATACATAGTTCTTAAATCTGTAGAATACTAGTAATAGTAACAATTTCATAATGATATACATAGCACCTGAAAGTTATATCTTAAAAATACCTGTAAGTAGTGGTCCGGAGGTAGCCAATATGAGAGTCTACAGTCACGTAAAATCTTACTGCGATTCCATGGCGATGGGGTGAAATCATGCATCCAAGTTTATTAGGGTGCATCTGACTTCAAAAGTGATATCTATTATCTTTCATAATTAAAATATAAATTATTATTTCATATATAATTTAATTTTTTTCTTTCTTAAGTTTCTTTAGATAACAGTATTGAGCGATAGCGAAAATACAGATGAACGTTAGTTCATCTTTTAATATGAGAATTAATTTTTAATAAATATTCATATTATATAAGGGATATTACGAAAGGAAGTATCTATAAGGAATATTATGAAAATTCGAGAAATCACAACAAATCTTTATGAAGCACCTACATTTGGTCAATCACTTGATAGTGCAGTAACTGCAGGAGCAAATCGGTTAAGAAATGCAGTAGGCGGTCCTTCTACACCTAACAAGTTTGATGTAATTATTAAAAAATTAAAAAACACAACATATTGTGTAATTTTTATTAAACCAATTGCTGACTATTTTATGAATATGAATCATTGGGAAGAAGTTTTAAAAGATAAGCCTGCAGATCTTGAGCAACGAAGACAAATAGAGCGCGGTTATTTAATTACCGAGTTAGCTACAATTGCAGGTACATTAACCATGGGTGATGTTGGTATATTTCTCTTGTCTGAATTATTTGGATTTATACCAATTATAGGACCACTCCTAGGCAGAATATTTAAAACATTAGGTCCTGCTGTTCAAGCAGCTGCTATGTTATGGTTGTCGTCAGATGCAGGAAGAATTGCAATTAGTAATTTATTAGCTACATTAGTAGACGTAAAAATTGAAGATGTTCCTGGTTACGGATCAGATATCATTGATATGTTTAAGAAAGGGTTTGAATGGGCAAAGCAACATGTAGAACAAGGGTATCACGATATAACTACACCTGCCGATCCAAATGCACCAAAGCCAGACGCAGGAAAAACAGATACCCCAGCAGATCCAAACAGCCCATGGGCAATTAAACCAGATACACCTCCACCGCCTAAAAAACAGCGTCTTGATCCATCTCAAATGAAACAAATTGTAGCACCAACAGACGACAGTGCATACAGAACATGGGATAGAGTTACTAGAGATGCAAATGGTAAACTACAATTAAAGTAACGGCATTCGAGAAACTTTAGTTAATTCAATATTGTCTTTAACAATATCATACATAATATCGCGATCTTCAGGTCCTAGTGAATATAGAAGATCGTTGATATTTATACCTCCTCGCATATACCAACATAGTCTATAAAGTTCAAGTTTAAACCGTTTAACTTCATTATCGAGCCTAATTAGATATTTTATAATATCATTGCGAGAAAGTCTAATTAGGCGGCTGCGAAAAAATTTGCTTGATCTAAATCAATTGATAAACTTATTGCATGTCCGCATGCGGCACATTTAACGTTAACATCAGGAACTTTCCAAACTTCTTTATTTTTATTAAATTGATCACGTATTTTGTCAAATACGTCTTTATCACAATTAGTTAACCATTCAAAAATAAAATTAGGTTCAGTAACTACCACTGTTCCGGTGTCAACTGATTCAATACTAGCAGAATATATATCATTTTGCAAATTACCTAAATCCTTAAACAGATCAGCAATAATTTGTTTTTGTTCTTCGTCTGATTTACCTGCAGTTGCACCTAATTGTTGTTGTAATCTCATATTACGAATAGAAAAATCAGTTGTTTGCTTGTACGTTAGTGGTTGCAATTTAATTGTTAACGTGTTATAACTAATTTCGTTATCATACTTGCATTTTGCAAAATGATCAACTACTGTAGTTAAATTAACGTCATAGTCGTTTTCTTCTCCGCATTTATCGCATACGTTTGTAATTTCTAAAACGTTTCCAAACGTTGCAATTCGAATTGCAACTAATAACAAATCAGAATCTAATGAAGTTACTTCCCAACCATTTTTAACAGATGGGCAACAACTTTCAATAATTGAAACCGTGCTCTTACCAGATATTAATGCATCTGGAGTTTTAATGATTATTTCATCCATGCCTGTCATGCTATAAATTGGCATATGAGATACATCGCCTGATAATGTTCCTAATTTATTGTAAATGCCACCTGACGGTAATTGAATAAACACTTTTGGTTGTCTGTAATATTGTTGTAAAGGATTTTGAGCCATTTTTATCTCCGGATAAATATATAATTAACCGTATTTATATACTCAAAATTTTAGGAATTTTAAAATGGCTCAAACAGAAACAGAACGCCTTACCGAAGCAATAGAAACACTCAATAGAAATCTTAACAGAGGCGGAGGCAGCGTTGCTCCTAGCAGTAGACCAATTTCTCAAGGTTCAAACTCTGGATCCGGAGTAACTGATCGATTTGTAGATATGGTAGGTGCTACTACAGGCGCTCTTAAACGTGTTTGGGAAGGTAGTTCAAAAGTAGCAGATGGATTTCATGTGCTAACTGGTGCATTGCAAAATAATGGGGGCTTGCTTGGTAAAACACTTGGTGATTTAGCTAATAAAGTTGGTGACTCTGTACTTGATGCACATAAAAAGAATACTGAATTTGGCGAATACGGTGCCAACTTTAACAATAACTTAGGAGAAATGGATCGGTTAGTTAAAGGTGCAAGATTAACACATGAAGAATACGGTGATATTCTTAAAAGAAACGCAACTGAACTAAATGGATTAGGTTCTACAATGAACCGGTCACAAGTTAACTTCTTAGAATTTACAAAAGGGTTACAAGAATCAGATGTAGTTAGCAAATTAAAAGAATTTGGACTACAAACTGAGGATGTTACCGAAGTAGCTAAAGCAGCAATGGCTAGTCAACGCGGTATTGACATGTCAGATATCGAAACTAAGAATGCTGCAATTGATTCTGCTATTCGACTAACTGCGTCAATGGATGAAACTACTCGTGTAACTGGTTTAAGTAGAAAAGCACAAGAGGATGACCTAAGAAAACGTAACGAAGATGCAGTTGTTCAAGTTGCATTATCTAGATTAGACAAAGATGCACGTAATAGATTTAACGAATCCATGGGAGAGATGGCAGGAATGCCAGAAGCTGCTAAACGTGTATTCCAAGAAACATTTACAGGCGGATTACGCACCAAAGAAGGTGCAGAATCTATGGCTGCAATGGGTAGTGCTGGTCCAGAATTGCAAAAAGCTGCAGAAGCAATGAAGAATGCAAGAACCGACGAAGAAAAAACTGCAGCTAAAGTTCAAATGCAGAAAGCTGTTGAAGCAGTCGATAAATGGCAAAATTCTGATGGCTTTAAAGACATGGTGCAATATGGTCAAGGTGGTGTTACTAATCGAGCCATTGAAGCACAAACAAATAATAAAGAATTGCCTCAGATTCAAACAAAGATAGACGAAGAAAGAAATAAAGGTAATAATATTGATGAAGCTACTGCTAGACGAATGATTCGCGCAGAAGTTCATAACAATCAAAAAGGTGAAGACGAAAAAGGTGAAAAGTTTAAAGGTTCAGAAGTTGATACTACTCTAAACAAAGCTGATCGTACATTAAAAGACATGTCAGCCGGTGCATCTAAGGTGTTTGGTGACTTAGTTGAATCAGGAAATAAACTAGTTAACACATTTAGTGGCATTAACGATGCACTTAAACCTAGAACACAAGAACAAGCAACACCCGGAAACATGGCTAAAGAGATTACTGATGGGTTTAAATCAGCTATACCGTTAAGTGATGCTCATAAAAAAGCTCAAGAAGCTAGTAACAATGCAACAAAATTAACTCCAGAACAATCAGGTGCATCACCTAAATGGCATTTTGCCGATGGTACTCCTCAATTTGAAAAATTCTTATCAGGAGGTGGCGGTTTTAAAGACATGTTTACACCTTTTGATCCTAAAGGTGAGCTTGCAGAGCTACACGGTAATGAAATTGTAGCTAATGAAGATCAAATGAAACGATTCATTCAGCAAATGATGCCACCTGCATCTCCGTCGGCTGAACAAAAACAATCAAAAGCATCTGCACCGTCTACTACAGATGTTAAAGATACTGCAAAACCAACAGATCAAACTGCAGCTACACCACAACTAACAGATCTAGGCAAAACGTTTACAGATATTAATACTGAAATGAAAGGTGTTGCTAAACAGTTTGGTGAAATTGCTGAGAAATTTAAAAACATTACATTTGCTCCTCAAGCAAAAGAAATGCATGAAACAGTTACTAAAGCAATTGAAAAAGCTACTCCGCAAACTAAAACTGCAGTAGTTAAACCAGTTGAACCACCTAAAGCTGAAGTTAAACCAGAAGTTAAACCAGTTGAACCACCTAAAGCTGAAGTTAAACCAGAAGTTAAACCAGTTGAACCACCTAAAGCTGAAGTTAAACCAGAAGTTAAACCAGTTGAATCTAAACAATCAGAAATAGCAAAAGCTGAAATGAAACAACTAGCTACTACTATTAAAGCTGGTATTACTAAAGAAGAAAAAACAGAACAAAAATCTGCAGATAATCCTTTTAAATTAGTAGAACAGCAATCTATTGCACAGTTAGGTGAACATTTTAACAAAATTATTGGCACTCAATCAACTCCAAAAGCCAAGACTCCTGAAGAATTAAAAACACTTGAAGAAGGAACTGATTTACCAAAAGGTAGTTTTAAACAAACTAAGTGGGATGTTGATACTAGTTGGGCAAAAGACAAATTAAAAGAACTTAGTACGCGAACCGATGAAGATGCAAAGCATGATCGTCCAATTATTGAATCACAACTTGCAGATTTATTAAAACAAGGACGTCCTGCAGACGACCCTGCAGTTACTGCTGTTGCTAAACATATGGAAGATTTAGGTAAATCAGTTACTGGTTCGCTAACTGAAGTTAAGTCAGCATCAGCTGAAAAATCTAAAACTACAGTTGCTCCTCCGCCTAAACCTAAAGCGCCTGATGTTTCTAAGTTAGACGAAAGCCTAATTAACTTAGCTAAGTTTAAACAATCAATGAATTCTGGCGATATATCTAAAATTGGTATGTCGCAAATGGATCTTAGTGACTCTGGTAAAGCTGCAGAAGACAAATTAGGACCGTCCGCAGCTCGTGCAGCATTACAAAAGAAACGTGAAGCATTAGAAAACGCATCTTTTGACTATGAGCAAATGAAAGCAGACAATACTAAGCCAAATGCCGAATCTGCAGAGAAATTAGCTAAGAAAAAAGAAGAAGTTGCAAAATTAGCACTTACATATGAAGACGATCTAATCAAAACTAAAGGTAAGTTAAAACTTCATGCTGAAGAAGAAGCTAAACATGCCGAAGTTAAAAATAAAACTGCTAAAGAAGCACAAGCAAAACAAGTTGCACAAGCATTAGAAGCTGAAAAGACCTTTATGAAAGAGCATGGTGCAACTGCAAAGTCATTAGCTGAAAAACCTAAAGTAACTGATAAGCCTATTAAGGAAATGACCGATGCTGAAAAGAATTTTGCAATGTATAGTAGTGGTAATAAACCACCACCATTAAAACCTGAAGGTATAAAACCAGTTACTGATCCTAAATTTGATCAGTTGCGTGAACAGCTTGGAAGTTCTTTTAAATCATTAGATGCAACTATTAAACCTGCAGGATTACCAAAATTAGAAGATATTACTACTAAATATGAACCACCTAAAGAAGAACCAAAAGAAAAAGGGTTCTTTGATTCGATATCAGATACATTTAGTGATGTAGGTTCGTCTATTTCTGGAATATTTAAAGGAGATAATAAACCTGGATTTGCCAAAGGCAATGTAAAATACGAAGAAATTCCACAAGCAGAAATAGATGCTAAAAATAAACGCATGCAAGAAAGCATCGGAACAATAGATAATAGTCCAGAAGCAATTGCAGCGCAAAAAGCAGAGCTTGATAGACAGCATTCAAGTTATTATAAACAAAAACCTGATATTAAAGATGATAAATCTAAAGAACCTGCTAAAATTGATGATAAACCTAAAGTTGAACCATCTAAAGCTGACATTAAGAAGCCGCCTGAAACAAAAGAGCAAGCACATGTTAAGGAAATGTACAAAAAGTTTGGATTAGAAACATTTAATGACTACAATACTAGAGTTTCGGCTGAAGTAAAACAATCACATGCGTCAATTAAAGATGTAAAACCGGATCATGCAGCGTTATCAAAGAAAGACATTGAACAACCTAAACCTACAGAAAAACCTAAACCGATAGAGCCACCTAAACCAGTACAACCACCACCTGTAGCTCCTGCTATAGTATCAAAAGAAACAACATTAAAAGATCTACACGAAGCGTTAATACAGTTAAATAAGACTATGGCACAAATGGCCCAACATACCGATACTATTAGCAGTAATAGTCATAAACAAGTCAAAGCAACTAAAGGATTATCAGGTAACTTGTTGGGATAAGATAAAAACAAAGGAAATTATATATGACATGGCGAAAACACTTTTCACCAGTTGATATTGACTACGAATATAATCGTTCTTCAAATACAACTCAAAATTCTAAAGCAGGACCAGCTAGGACCAACTATTCTAGCTACTTGCCGGACGTTTATACCGGTAGTCCTAACCGTATTGACCGTTATCAACAATACGAAGTAATGGATAGCGACCCAGAGATTAATGCTGCATTGGATATTCTTGCTGAATTTTGCACACAAAAGCTAAAAGACGGTAAAAGTCCATTTACAGTACGATGGAATAGCAAAGGTACTAACTCTGAAATACGAATTTTAGGTGAATATTTGCAACAATGGAATAAACTGCAACAATTTGATACTAAAATCTTCCGTATTGTGCGCAACGTGTTCAAATATGGAGATGCTTTCTTTATTAGAGACCCTGAAAATCAAAAATGGAATTGGGTTGACCCTAGTAAAATTGTAACAGTTATTGTAAATGAAAGCGACGGAAAGAAACCTGTACAATATATTATTAAAGATCTAGCTCCTAACTTTGAAAATCTTGTTGCAACTCGCATCACACCTAACATTAATCCTAGACAATCAGGCGGCGGCATGACATCCGGAGCAGGCTATATGGGTGCACCTGGTGCTCAAAAAGGTGCTAGCGGTCCGTATCCTAGCTCAAGTAGTGGTTCTAGATTTGGTTTAGCTGAAACAGAACATGCAGTTGACGCAGAACATGTTGTTCATTTGTCACTTTCTGAAGGATTAGATAACAATTATCCATTTGGTAACAGCTTGTTGGAGAATATTTTTAAAGTTTATAAGCAAAAAGAACTTTTAGAAGATGCTATTTTAATATATCGTATACAAAGAGCTCCAGAAAGACGTGTATTTCACATTGACGTAGGTAATATGCCTAGCCATTTAGCTATGGCATTTGTAGAAAGAGTTAAAAATGAGATACATCAACGTAGAATTCCTAGTCAAAGTGGCGGCGGACAGAACGTAATCGACAGTGCATACAATCCATTAAGTATAAACGAAGACTATTTCTTCCCTCAAACTGCAGAAGGACGTGGTTCTAAAGTTGAAACATTGCCAGGCGGTACTAATTTAGGCGAAATTGATGACTTAAAATTCTTTACAAACAAATTATTCCGTGGTTTACGTATACCAAGTAGCTACTTACCAACTGGCGCAGACGATTCGCAAGCAAGTTTTAATGACGGTCGTGTAGGTACAGCATACATTCAAGAGTTAAGATTTAACAAATACTGTGAAAGATTGCAAAGTTTAATCACAGAAGCGTTTACAAATGAATTTAAGATGTATATGTATGGTCGTGGCGTTAATATTGATGCAAACTTGTTTGAATTAGCGTTTAATCCCCCAATGAACTTTGCTAGTGCTCGTCAAGCAGGACTAGATTCGGAAAGAATTAATACATTTAATACAATTCAAGCAGTGCCTTACATGAGTAAACGCTTTGCATTGAAAAGATTTTTAGGATTATCAGAAGATGAAATGGCAGAAAACGAAAGATTATGGGGTGAAGAACAAGGTAAAGGTCAGCCTACACATACAGATGCCGCAGGAGAACTACGCAGTGCAGGTTTATCCGCAGCAGGTATGGAGGGAGATATGGGAATGGCAGGAAATTTATCTGCTCCTGCTGATATGGACCTGGGTATGGATCAAGGAATGGGCGGTATGGGTCAAGGCATGCCACCAGCAGCGCCAATGGGCGGCGCTGCACCACCAATGTGATAAATAGATATATGATATTAAGAGAACTTTTTTATATTGACCCTAACACTCGGCATGTTGCAAGTGAGTTACGGTATGATTCTGAAAACGATAGCGGAAGTTTACATCGTTCAGATACACGTAAGACTAGACTGTCACTTAGACAAATAAACGAATTACGTAAGAGCAGTGAAGCTCATATTTTAGAACAAGAGGTTGAATTACAATTTATTAACACAATGTATTCAACACCTGCACCCGCTGCATAAATAAAATCTAAAATGTTTAAAAAAACACCGGTTTGACCCTATTTTTGCATTCTTTTTAATAAGTAGTGTAAATATAAGACAGCCTTGTAGAAAACGAAACTATCACAGGAGATTAACATGACTGACCGCAAAAAATTTGAAGCCATGCTTGAGGCATTGATCAATGAAGATCATGAAGCAGCAAAAGATATATTTCACAATATTGTTGTAGCAAAATCACGCGAAATTTATGAAAATTTATTAGAAAACGAATTTACAGATGAAGAAGAAGTTGGCGAAGCATTTGGCGATGATGACGAAGAAGGCGAAGACGACTCAGAAGACGATACAGAAGACGACGGAGAGTTTGGCGGATTCGGAGATGACGATGCAGAAGACGACGGTGAGTTTGGTGATGAAGAAGGCGACGACGAATTTGGTTCTGATGACGAATTTGGCGACGAAGAAGGCGGCGATTTAGCCGGACTACAAGACGAAGTTCATGATTTAAAAGATTCATTAGACGATCTAAGAGCAGAATTTGAACAATTAATGGCTGGTGAAGATGATGAACCAGAACACGCTGATATGTTTGGTGGCGATGACGAATTAGGCATGGGCGATGACGAATTAGGCATGGGCGATGACGAATTAGGCATGGGCGATGACGAAGAAGTTGACGAATTCCAAAGTATGTTTGAATATGTTAACAAAGTTGCATTACCAAAACACGGTGACAACGGCATTAACAACAAAAGCATTTTTAACAAACCAAAATACAATGACATGGGCGGCGTAGCTCCTAAATTTGGTGGCACAGCTACTGGTGAAGGTACACAAGGCGGATTGTTAAAACCTACTACATCTAAAATGGATGGCGGTAATCAAAATGTTCCTGGTAATGCAAAAGCTCCTAAATTAAAACCAGTTCCAAAAGGCCACGGTGCAGAGAAAAAATCTACAGGTGACAATGGAACTAACAAAAGAAGCTTAATTCCAGGCAGAAAGTAATATATGTTACATCTCCGAGAAAACCTTAGCTTCAACGAAGCACAAATGATCGTTGAATCTGACGAACGGGACGGTAAAAGTTTGCATATGAGTGGTATTTGCATTCAAGGTGGCATTCGTAATGCTAACCAACGTGTTTATCCTGTAAGTGAGATTAGCAAGGCTGTTAAAACCCTTAACGATCAGATTCAAAATGGTTATTCTGTGCTTGGAGAAGTAGATCACCCAGATGATCTAAAAATAAATTTAGACCGAGTTTCACATATGATAACTAACATGTGGATGGAAGGACCGAATGGGTATGGTAAACTTAAAATTTTACCAACCCCAATGGGACAACTTATCCGTACTATGTTAGAGAGCGGAGTGAAGCTAGGCGTAAGTTCACGCGGATCCGGCAACGTTAGTGATAGCGGTAACGGTGAAGTATCAGATTTTGAGATTATCACAGTTGATATGGTTGCACAGCCGTCGGCACCGGGAGCATATCCTACACCTATCTATGAACACCTTATGAATTCAAAAGGCGGGCTTAGTTCACTCCGATTAGCGGAAGAGGTGAAAGGAGATGCAAAGGCACAACGGTATCTTAAAGAATCATTAATGAATATTATTAATGGATTAAAATGAGAACACACGCATATCTTTATAAATGGACACATATACCATCTAACAAATGGTATATAGGGTCTAGAACTAAGCAAGGATGTTTTCCAAATGACGGATATATTTGCTCTAGTAAAGTTGTTAAGCCTATGATTTTAGAAAATCAAAATGATTGGAAGCATACAATTTTAGTTATTAGTAACCCTCAATATATTAGAGAATTAGAAACTAGTATATTAGTATTGTTAGATGCAGCAAATGATCCAATGAGTTTTAATCGTCATAACAGTAATGGTAAATTTTCAACTGCTGGGTTAACACCGCATAATAAAGGCAAAGCGATGCTAGTGTCTCAAAAAGAAAAAATTTCAAAAGCTAAATTAGGTAAACCCGGAGTTAGCCCATCAATTGCAACGCGACAAAAATTAAGCATCTGCAAGACAGGAAATAATAATCCAATGTTTGGAAAAATAGCATGGAATAAAGGGGTAACTGGATATGTGCAGACTAACGAATCAAATAAAAAACGTAGTAATGCGTTAAAAGGTATTCCTCGTTCAATTGAAACAAAAGAAAAAATAAGAAATACTAAATTAGCTAAAAAAGCTAAAAAACTAAACAATCTATCAGGTACTCTAATAGATAACACAGAATGTCTAAATTTAGACATACTCCAATAGAAAGGAGAATCACATATGTTGGATGCATTAAAAACGTTATTTGAAAACAATGTGGTTTCGGCAGAAATCAAAGAGTCAATTGAGCAAGCATGGGAACAACGTATCGTTGAAAACCGTGAAATTGTTGCTCATCAACTCCGCGAAGAGTTTGCTCAGAAGTACGAACATGATAAGAACACAATGGTTGAAGCAGTTGATCGTATGATCTCTGAACAACTGTCTAGTGAACTTAGTGAGTTTGTCGATGATCGCAAACAACTAGCAGAAATGAAAGTTAAATTTGCTAGAAAAATGTCCGAAAGTGCAACAGTTATGAATAAATTCGTAACACGCCAATTGGCTTCTGAAGTTAAAGAACTCCACGAAGATCAAATGTCTATGGCCAATAAATTTGGTACATTAGAACACTTTGTCGTCGAGGCTTTGGCTCAAGAAATTACAGAATTTTATAAAGACAAACAGGACTTAGCCGAATCAAAAGTTCGTCTAATTCGTGAAGGTCGTCAAGAAATCAAACGAGTAAAACAAGAATTTGTTAAACGCGCAGCTACAATGGTAGAAAGTGTTGTAGGTCAAACCTTAAACGCTGAAATTACTTCATTAAAAGAAGACATTGAATCAGCACGTCGTACAGACTTTGGTCGTAAGCTATTCGAAGCGTTTGCTGCTGAATACCAATCGAGTTACTTGAATGAGAAATCCGAAACTGCAAAGTTGCTCAAAGTCATAGACATGAAAGATTTAGCCATCAATGAAGCTGCACACGCAGTTGTCAAAGCTGAAAAAATATTAGAAAGCAAACAAGCAGAAATTCGTGCGCTGAAAGAGTCGCAAGAAAGAAAAGCAATCATGAGCGAATTGTTAGCTCCACTGAGCGCAGAACAACGTTCTATCATGGGTGAATTGATGACGAGTGTGAAAACTGCAAAGCTTAATGAAAGTTTTGAAAGATATTTACCAGCAGTTGTATCTGGTAAAGCAGCACCACAAAAAAGACAAGCTCTTGTAGAAGCTAAAGAAATAACCGGAAATAAACAAATTTCCAACACCACCCGTAGCAGCGAAGATGAATCGAATATCATCGATATCCGCCGCCTCGCTGGACTATAAAAATTTAGGAGAATTTAAATGTCAGAACTACTTAATGGCCGTTGGGCAGAAACAAAACAAGCACTTTTAGAAGGCTTGTCAGGTACAAAAAAATCAGTAATGGGCGTAACACTTGAAAATACACGCAAGTATTTAATGGAATCTCCTACTGCTGGTGCTACCTCTGCTGGCAACGTTGCAACTTTAAACCGCGTGATTTTACCAGTAATCCGTCGTGTAATGCCAACCGTTATTGCTAACGAATTAGTTGGCGTACAACCAATGACTGGTCCAGTTGGACAAATTCATACATTGCGTGTTCGTTATGCAGATAATTCAAACAGCACAGTAGCTGGTGAAGAAGCATTAAGTCCATTCAAAATTGCAGAAAGCTATTCAGGTAACGATGTAGCCTTATCGTCAGCTGCTAAAGCTGCTTCAACTGCAACTTTAGAAGGACAAGCAGGCAAAAAAATGAGCATTCAAATCTTGAAACAAACAGTTGAAGCTAAAACACGTAAGTTGTCAGCTCGCTGGACATTCGAATCTGCTCAAGACGCTCAAGCACAACAAGGTATTGACGTAGAAGCAGAAATTATGGCTGCTTTAGCTCAAGAAATTACTGCTGAGATTGATCAAGAAATTATTGCTTCATTGTTAACTTTAGCTGGTTCAGACGTTGAAACTTATAACCAAGCTAACGTTTCTGGTACAGCTACATTTGTAGGTGACGAACATGCTGCATTGGCTGTTCAAATCAACCGCGTAAGTAACTTAATTGCACAACGTACACGTCGTGGCGCTGGTAACTATGCTGTTGTATCTCCATTTGCATTAACAATTTTACAATCAGCTACTACTTCAGCGTTTGCTCGTACAACTGAAGGTACTTTTGAAGCTCCGACTAACACAAAATTTGTTGGTACATTAAACAATTCATTGAAAGTGTATGTTAACAGCTATGCACAAGACAGCACTTCAATCTTAATTGGTTACAAAGGTGGTTCAGAATCAGACGCTCCTGCGTTTTATTGCCCTTACATTCCTTTGATGTCTTCAGGTGTTGTTTTAGATCCATCAACATTTGAACCAGTTGTATCGTTTATGACACGTTATGGTTATGTTGAACTTTCTAACACTGCGTCATCTTTAGGTAATGCTGCTGACTATTTAGGTCGTGTTGGTATCACTAACGGTAACGTTAAATTTAGCTAAGGTTTACTTAACTTTATTTTACACAAAGGGCTCTTAGGAGCCCTTTTTTTATGGTAAATACAATATGACTACACAATTTTATTATCCTAACGACGTAACAGAATATGGCGAACAACACGATTTAATTCAACCTTTAATAGAATGGAATATCAATGGTACAGTATCTCCAGATAATTGTATTACTAGTAAGCAACCGTTGTACACTATTAGTGGTCTGTGGATGGAAAAATTCCTCAGTAATACTAACGAGTTATGGTGTTCTAGATTCAATATTCCAGATACAGGATTACCTGTAACAGGAATAGAATTATATTTAGATATGAAAAGATTTTCAAGAACTGAAGATCTACGTATACAACTTAGATTAAATGACGAATACATTGGAGACAACATGGCTAGTCCTGTTAATCCAGTACAAAGTAACATGTATACAGGTGAGAATAGTCCGTTGCTACCGATAATTGGCAATACAAATGTATACGGCAGTCCTGTAGAACTTTGGGGAACTACTTTAACTAGCACAGATGTTTCAAACGAGTCGTTTGGAGTTGCTATTAGTTTTAGAAGTAATCAAGTATATCCACATCGCGATCTAGTTATTGTAAATCAGATAGGAGTAGGTATCACCTACGGATAAATACTTTGTCAAATAAGTGTTGCACTTGCAAACTTATGCAGTACCCACTGCGTATGACATAAAACGTCAAAGGAGAAATCAAATGGGACGTCCATTAAATAAAAAATATTTCGGTAACCGTAACACCGGTTCAACAATCACAGCTGCAGATGATGGCATCGGCGGTAAAGGACTAGCTAGCGTACCAGTAACAACTGTTGGTGCATATACTACTCGTCCTACAATTTCATTTACAGGTACACCTAATTTATTAAGCGGTCAATCACCAACTGCAACTATTACATCTGAAGCAGCATCTGCTGCAGTAAGTGGCACACAAACTGGTACTTACGTTGTTGGTGATTTACTTACTATAACAACTTCAGGAGGTTCTGCAGTTGCTCGAGTTGCTACATTATCAGGTAGTGCAGTAGCATCTGTAAGTTTTACAGGTATCGGAGCATCACGTGGTAGTTTTCAAGCGTTAACATCAGCTACTACTACAGGCGGCAGTGGTGCAGGTGTAGTATTAACACTTACATATCAAGCTAAAGAAGTTTTAGTAACTGATTCAGGTTCTGGTTATACAACAACTGTTCCTGTAGCAACTGCATCAGGCGGTGGCGTAGTACTCGGAACATCAGTTATGACAAGTCCAGTTGCTAATACAGCACCTGCTGGTTCAGGGTTTAACCCAGAAGCTGCAATTATTGCTCAAGCATATACTGGTTCAAGTGTTAAACAAGCTGATATTGTTAAACAAGTTTCAAAAAATCGTTATAAAATTAACACATCTGATACAGCCGGGACACCTATTGTTGCAACACTGAAATCTAGTATTGCTACACAGGTTGGCGACATGACTATTACTGCTACTGATTTTACAGGAAGTACATATTATGTTACTAAATTAACAGGACATAAAGCTACATTATCGCGTAACGCATCAGCTGGTGCAGGTTATGAATTTGCAGAAGGATCACAAATTCAATGGACATTTGGTGCTGCAGCAACAGGTGTTTCTGTAACAATCGATAACGGTTAATATAATCAACATAATGAGGGCCGCAAGGCCCTCTTTTAAGGAATATAAATGTCAAAAATATTAAAAGTTAGCGAAGGTGATTATAGAGTAACAGTGCCAGCCGGTAACTCTATTGTTTTAGATACTGGTGCATTATCAGGGTCAGTAATTATTACAGGCGATCTTGATGTACAAGGCCTAACTACTACTATTGAATCAATTAATGCTACTGTTAAAGACAATATAATAGTTCTAAATAACGGAGACCCTGGGTTATCTGGAATTTCCCCTCGCACTGTTAACAGTGTTATTACAAGAACATCAGGAATTGAAATTGATAGAGGACGAATTAATACTCAAGTAGCATCGGCATCGATTTTATTTGACGAAGAGGTTCCTCATTATAACACAACATCAACTAATTATGATAATGGAACATTTGCATTAAGAACAAAATATAATACTACTGTTGCGTTATCAAGTTTGCAATTAGCCGGTATTGAAGTTACTTCTATTTCAAATAACGGAATTGTTGATATTCAATTTAATTTGCATAATTCTAATACGTATTTGTCTCTTGTTAATTCAACACATGGCGGATTAAGTTACGAAGATCGATTAATTGCAGGTAATTCTAATCCAATACATGCAACTAATAACAGTCTTACTACTAAAAAATACGTTAACACATATGTCCGCGCAGGTAATCTAAAAGCAGGAATGGCAGATGTTGATACCATTTATTCAACATTAGCCGGTAACATAGTTTCAATGGTTGAGACAACTAATGCATCGATAATAAACTTTAAAATTAATACAAACCAGCGGGCAACTATAACAACTTCCGGGTTAAGTGTTGACACTATTAACTTATTTGGTAACATTATTAAAAATGTTGGATCGGGCTCTCCAGTAGTTCAATCTCCTTTAATTTTACAATCAGATGCTAATTTAGTTGAAATAAATGCCATACTAACATTAAACGATCAAACACCTAACAATACAATTGAAACAACATCAATACCAAATAAAACTAAGATATATTCAAAGGATACTGAAGGTCCTGGACGAACAGGAATATATTTTACAAATAACAATACCTACGGTTCAAACTTGTATAATAACGATGAATTAGTAAGTAAAAATCGAGCAGTACTTTTAAGTATGCTTTTTTAAGGATAACACATGGCAATTTCAAATATAGAAATTAACGCAACAACGCCAGCAGCAATTTATACTAGTTCTGGTAATAATGCTATTACTACTATTATTGTATGTAATAAAGTTACATTTAATCCAGCTGATCCATTAAATGGACAAACAAATTTATACTTGTATGCAATACCTGCAGCCGACGGAACTACTATACAAGATAAACATTTAATAGTCAATGGTTTACCTATTCCAGCTGGTGAAACTGTATCGTTTGATCAAGAAAAAATGGTACTAGCAAACAATGATAAACTTTATGCAAAAAGCGATAGTCCAGCCAATTTAGTAGTAACATTAAGCACATTGGTGGTATAACATGAGATATTTACGTAAACAAGTAATTAATCGCAGAGCACCATATGATCAACGACTCTCTGTTGACATTAATAATGCGGTAGTTATGACTACTACAAATAACTTAACGTTACCGAGTGGTACTACTGCACAACGTCCAGTTGCTGCAATTACAGTAAACGGAATGATAAGGTATAATACTACGCTTGATGAGATTGAAGTTTATCAAGCTAATAACTGGCGTAGTTTAAGATTTAAAGAACCTGCGTTAATTACTCAACAAAGTTTAGGTGCAGGCGATAGTACTAATGTATACTTTGGACCATTAAATCCTGCACCTGTATTACTTGCACAAAGCGGCGGCACTTGGGATTTACCTCAAATTGCTAAAAATATTACAGTTGTAGTTGAAAATGTTCTTCAACTTGCAATAACAAATTATACAGTTGTACAAGATCCTCCAGCTCCTACTGAAACATATACTCCGACTACGAGTTACATATCACCCGAAGGAACATCGACTATATATTTTAATAGTCATCTATTAGGAACAAGTGCAAGTTGGTCAGCTAACACAGCAACATTAACGTTTTCATCAACTCCGACATTAGCTCAAACTCCATTTGCAGTTGGCACAACTATTGTAGTAACTGGGTTTATACCAACTGCGTATAATGGAACATGGACAGTAACTGCATCGTCTAATAGTTCAGTTAGTTTTACATTAGGGTCTGATCCGGGCGTGTCAACAGTAGCAGGACAAATTAAAAGTTCTAATGCAGTTTATACATCAATAGACATTATTGGAGCATCTATTAGCGGTCATGCTAATATTCAAAACGGTAGTACAATTATATCAGCAATATCTGAACCAACTACTGATGCATTGATAAGCGTTGTAATTAGTTTACCGATACAAAACGGTACGTTACCTTCACCGCAACAACTTACAATTTCAAACAGTGTGCAACCGCCGTCGGGATATTATGTAAAATTTAGTTCTCCCCCGCCATTAGGCAAAGTAGTTACAGTCTTGCACGGCTTTGACAAATAATTAAGGAACTAGTATGGGTATTGAAATGGGTAGAGTGAGTGGTCCGTTACTCTCAGAAAACTTATTAAGAAACGGTGAAGACTTAGCGTTTGATACAGACTTACTTTATCTAGATGTTAATAATAGAAAAATTGGTATTAAGAATGATGCACCAACTCGAAATTTATCTGTAGCTAATGCAAGAACTACTTATCTAGTTGTTGATACACAAGCCGATATTGCTAATTTTACAATACTTACAAACAAAATACAAAACCCTCTTGGGACAATTTACATACGTCCTGATCAAACTACTAATCCTATTATTAAAGCTAAAGAGATTCAAACTGCGCATCTTAGCTTTACTAATCAAAAGATAGAAAATCTTACTGCTGATAGTAATATCGAAATTAATCCTAACGGTACTGGTATTGTAAACTTTACTACCACTACTGTTAACATTGATGGAACATTACATGCAACTGGTGATGTTACATGGGACGGCACTATTACATTTGGTAATAATGATCTCGATAGTGTAACATTTAATACAGATCTTACTAGTGATTTATTACCTACTAATAGCACACACGGGTTAGGAATATTAAGTAAATATTGGCGAAAATTATATTCAGTTAATGTTAAATCTACTGATATTACATCATCTGTTGGGTTTACTGCTAATCACATTAATCTAATTTTGTCGCCTGGAAACACGATTTATGTTTCAACTACGGGTAGTGATTCTCTGTTAGGTGTGCATGCACATGCACCGTATCGTTCGTTAAAGTTTGCCCTTAATAATGCAGTATCTGGCGACGAAATTGTTATTTTTCCAGGTACATATACTGAAATATTTCCGTTAACTGTTCCGCAAGGTGTTAGTGTCCGTGGTATGGACATTCGAAATGTAATTGTTAAACCGACTACTGGTACTAACACAAACAATGCATTTTTACTTAACGGTGATACTACAGTATCATTCTTAACTGTTAGGGATTTTTATTCTCCTGGTAACGGATTTAGTTTTGCAAATAATTTTACAGTATCAACTCGTAGTCCGTATGTGCAAAATGTTACAGTAATAACAGCTGGGCCTAATGCAGGTAATGGAGCGTTAGTTGATGGTAGTGTAGCTAACAGTTCTAGCAATCAAGCGTCGATGTTATTTCATGCAGTAACAATGATTGTCCCGGATGCAATTGGTATTCACGCAACTAACGGAACTAGAATTGAATGGTTAAATTCATTTACTTACTTTGCAAATAAAGGTATTTACTTAACTACCGGTACACTAGGGTTTGCTAGCCAACACGTTAAGTACGGTTCAGAACTGCGAAGTATGAATAGTTCTAACATATACGGTACGTATGGTGCAGTTGCAGACGGTGCAAATACTAAGGCGTATTTGTCATCACATAACTTTAGTTACATTGGATTAGGCAACAGTTCAAATAATGATAAAGCAGCAGTAATACAAGAAAATGAAGTTGTTGCAATTAACAATGGTACTATCTTTTATGATAGCATGGATCATGTAGGTGATTTTCGTGTAGGTGATATATTCTATGTTAATCAAGAAACTGGCCAAGTAGTTTTTAATGCTCAACATATTAATTTTGGAGCAACCGGCGGACTAGTTTTTGAAACTGAATACGGTATTACTACGGTTAACATGACTGCAGTTCAAACTGGTAACATCCGTATACATGACAATAACATTGATTCATTAGTTGGTCCTATTAACATATTAGCAGCATCAACTAATACATATCTTAATACAAATGTATTTGTTACTGGATTGCTAGATGTTACAGGTGATACTAATGTAAAAGGTAACGTATTTTTAGGTAACGATGTACTTGATACACTTACAATTGTTCCTCTGTTAACACAAACATTTAAACCAAAAACTACTAGCGACTATACATTAGGAACGAGTGATTTTGGATGGCATACTGCGTTCTTAAAAGGCATTAATGTTGACAATGTTACTCGAATTACAAACAATACAATAACGACATTAACACCTGATACTGATCTAAGATTAGTATCAGCCGGTACAGGTAATATTCAAATTACATCTACTGATGTAGTAGTTTCAAATAGCTTAACTAGTATCGGTACTACAACAATTTACGGTGATACTTCTTTAAGAAACACAGATATTACTGGTTTAGTAACACTTGTTGGTGATATAAATCAAACAGGAAACATTGGGTTAACTGGTACATTACATAATACAGATAATATAATACTAAACGGTCCTACATCATATTTGAGATCAAATGGTGTTAAGATACTTAATAATCAAATCTATACAGTAACTACTGGAGATACGTTAACCTTATATGCTAACGGTGCAGGTGGGGTTGTTTTTGACGATAAATTAAAATTTACTGACACTACAATTAGTAATAGATGGACATTTGCAACTACTAACTTACAAAAAAGTTTAATTGTGTCTCCAGCCGGTACAGGTAACACTGTAATAAATTCTACAAAATATTTAACAATACCATATGAAAATGAATTATCTAATTATCTATATGAAATTGGACAAATTAGACATAACAGTACAACTAACTTATATGAAGGGTATAATATCCCAGATGGGCTAGAAAGTTTTACTAATTTGTACGATACCGAACGAACAACATATATTACTCCTGAATTAACACCAGGGTCTAATGACAACACATTGCGATTTGGTATAGATGGTACAGTAGTTGCTACTATCGACTCTTCTAAATTATTTTCTAATTCTGTAGAAGTTGATAATCTTCACATTCTAAATAACACAATTACTACAGTGTTAACAGATGAGGATATTTACTTTCCTCAAAACGGTACTGCTTCTATAAACTTAAACAATCTTGTTTTAAAACCTAATAAAATTCTACTTAACCCTAATCAAGTATTAACAATGCAAGGAACAACTAATGGCTATTTTAAATTTGGCGGAACATTTGGTATTGTTATTCCATCAGGAACTAACGATGAACGAAGAATAGATCCAGTCTTGGGTGAAACTCGATTTAATACCGAACGTGACTTATTAGAAATCTTTAATGGTACTATATGGGATTCAGCAGTTGGATCTGCAGACTTTGCTACTCCTGAGGAAGTTGACGACATTATGAACACTTGGGCTATTATACTTGGATAAAGATAAATACTTTTACTGATGGGATGGACCAAAATCCCACGAGACGAAACTGTGGTAAACCCGCAATGTAAGGTGGTTAGCCGTGAAACACGGTGGTTAAGGAGAGTATATGGCTGTTGGTCGAATTTCTGGTCCGCTCTTAAAGGCAAACCTTCTTCGTGATGGTGTAAATTTAGCCTTTGAGACCGACTTATTATTTTTAGATGTAGTAAACGGGCGAATTGGCATTAAGAATGCAACACCACAATACACACTTGACGTCACCGGCACTACCCGCACAACTAATTTAGAAACAACTACTCAAGCTAACATTGCTTCATTTACTTTAAATTCTAATATAATTTCTAGTAGCAACAGTGTTATTAGTTTAGAACCATCCGGATCTAATCCTGTTGTATATCAAAGTAAATTACTTGTTGACAACAACATACAAATCTCATCAAACATTATCCAAGCAACTACTGCTAATTCTAATTTAGAAATTAAAACTAACGGTACCGGTCAAGTTAATATCAACTCTGACGTTTACGTTGCTGGTAACATACATGCTACTGGTACAATTACTGCTGACGGTAATATCACCTTAGGTGATGCAAATACCGATAGTGTTACGTTTAATGCAGAAATTACCAGTAACATTAACCCAGACGCAACCAATACTTACGATTTAGGTAGTGATCCTACTGCAAGCGGACATGCTTGGGGTACTAGTTATATTAGCAACATACAAGCAACTAACATTGTTTCAGATACATTACATGTTAACGGTATTGACTTAATCTTACCACAAGGCAACACAATTTATGTTGCAACTAGCGGTAACGATTCTAATGCAGGTGTACATGAAAACAATCCAGTTGCATCTATTAAACATGCTCTATCGTTAGCAGTAGCAGGCACAACAGTTTATATTTATTCTGGTACATATACAGAAATATTTCCAATGACTATTCCTGCAGGTGTTACCGTTAAAGGTGCGGGAATAAGATCAGTAACTATTCAACCAACTGCAGGCACTATTGATAAAGATGCATTCTTGCTGAATGGTGAAACTACAATTGAAGATTTAACTATTAGCGGATACAGATATAATGAAACCGATAATACCGGATATGCATTTAGATTTGCATCTAATTTCTTAGTATCTTCTCGTAGCCCTTACATGAGAAACATTTCTGTTATTACTAAAGGTTCGACTACTAGCACTACTGATCCGTATGGATACGACAGCAACGATGCAGGTAAGGGTGCGTTCTTTGATGGTAGCATTGCAAACTCTGCCAGTAAAGAAGTAACTGCATTATTTCACTCTGCTACATTTATTACACCTAATCAAGAAACTATTGTTGCAACTAACGGTGTTAGAATTGAATGGTTAAATTCGTTTACTTACTTTGCTGATAAAGGAATTTATGCGTATTCAGGCACAACTGGATTTGCAGGTATTGGTAAAACTAGATTAAAAATTAACAATAAAGCAGGCACATGGAACGTTGGAAATACCGTCACATATTACGATACTAACGGTACTACTGTTCTTGCATCTGGAACTATTGATAGTTTTGATGGTAACTTTGTAAACCTAACAGGAAAACAAAGTGGATTTCAGACTATATCAGATAGAATCCCTAAAGCAATTTTCGCTAACGGAAATGCTAAAATATCAACTAGTGAATATAAGTTTGGCAACTCAAGTTTATACTTAGACGGTACTGGTGACTTTCTTAACATTGCTAGCCAACCTGATTTTACTTTTGGTAGTGGTGATTTTACTATTGAATTATGGGTGTATCAAACAGTTAATTCTGGAGCAACTCAAATTTTAATTGATATGCGTACTAGTACTCCACAATCTGCAATCGTGCTATCATTAAATTCTATTAATCAAGTTGCATTTACTGTTAATGGTACTGCAGTAATCACATCTACTGATGTAGTTGCAGTGAATACGTGGACACATGTTGCATTATCACGCGCCGGTACATCATCTAAAATATTTATTAACGGTGTGCAGTCAGGGTCTACTTATACAGACACTACTGTGTATATTCAAAGTCCTGTACGCATAGGTGCTCGGTTTGATAACACATTAGGATTTACTGGATATATTGACGGTGTTAGAATTTGTAAAGGTATTGCAAGGTACACTGGTACATTTGTAGTTCCTAGTTCAGAATCATTAGGCGATTTATCTACAGTATTATTATTACATTTTGATGGAAGTAACAACTCGACTACTATTTTAGATAATGGTATTACGTTCCAGGACATTAGATCTTCAGCAGGCGGAACTGCAAGTATTATTAACTTTGCAGACTATAGCGATTTTGGTGTTGAATTACGATCAATTGGATCTGCAAATATATACGGTACTTACGGCGTATACGCTGACGGTGACGGAGTTGTACTGAACTTAACTAGTCACAACTTTTCATATACTGGTTCAGGGAAAGACTCATCAAATACTCCACATAATGAAGGACCTGAAAATCCTGATGTTGATCCATACGAGATTGTAAAACTTAACAATGCTCAAGTTTATTACACGACTATTAATGAAGAAGGTGATTTTAGAGTTGGCGATAGCTTCTACATTGATCAGCATAGTGGTGATGTGTTATTCAACAATCAAAATTTAACAATTACAAGTACTACTGGTGTATCTTTTAGTGATGGGACACATACTACATCTATTACATCGCAAGATATTACTACTGGTAATATTAAAATTAGCGGTAATACAATTGAAAGTTTGTCAGGGAATATAAATGTAACTGCAGCAAACGGTGCAATTAATTTACAAAACAATACATATGTAACTGGTAATTTAGATGTTACTGGTGATGTTACTATTGGCGGAAACATTACAATTGGTGATCAATCTACTGATACTGTTACATTTACTGCTGGAATCACAAGTAATATTGTTCCAGCAACTACTGCTTTTTATGATTTAGGTACTACTAATTTACGATGGAACAATGCATTTTTAAGTCGTGCAGAAATAGATGGGTTAGTAATTGACAACAACACTATTAGCACAACATTAAACAATGATGATTTAACATTAACTGCAAATGGTA